TGTTGTTGTCATTGTTCAATAAGTAGATGTACTGTGGCGAGGATGATCGGTCAGGTCGCCACGGTTATTTAACCTACTGGTATTTGTTCCGCTGCTAAGTCTAGAGGGAAATTGTGTGCATTTCTTTCATGCATTACTTCCATACCCAAGTCAGCTCTATTTAAGATGTCAGCCCAGGTAGGGACAACTCTTCCTGAGGTGTCGAGGATGGATTGATTAAAGTTAAAGCCGTTGAGATTAAAAGCCATAGTGGCGATTCCCATAGAGGTGAGCCATATGCCAACGACGGGGAAAACAGCCAAGAAGAAATGTAAACTACGGCTATTATTGAAAGAAGCATACTGGAATATGAGTCTGCCAAAGTAACCATGAGCCGCGACAATGTTGTACGTCTCCTCCTCTTGACCGAATTTGTATCCATAATTAGGAGACTCTAATTCGGTAGTTTCTTTGATAATTGAACTGGTGACCAGTGAGCCATGCATAGCACTGAACAAACTCCCACCAAATACCGCCGCAACCCCCAACATATGGAAAGGATGCATGAGTATATTATGTTCCGCCTGAAAGACAAACATAAAGTTGAACGTTCCTGATATTCCCAACGGCATACCGTCAGAGAAACTTCCTTGTCCGAAAGGATATACCAGGAAGACTGCAAAGGACGCTGCAACTGGTGCTGAGTAAGCAACACAAATCCAGGGTCTCATTCCCAGTCGATAACTAAGTTCCCATTGTCGTCCCATGTAAGCTGAGATGCCAATAAGGAAGTGGAAGACAATGAGTTGGTATGGTCCTCCATTGTAGAGCCATTCATCGAGTGTAGCAGCCTCCCAAATCGGGTAGAAGTGGAGTCCAATAGCGTTACTACTCGGTACAATAGCTCCAGATATGATGTTGTTTCCATATAATAATGAACCTGCTACGGGTTCTCTGATCCCGTCTATATCTACGGGTGGTGCGCCTATGAAAGCGATAATAAATGCAGTTGCTGCAGTAAGAAGACATGGTATCATAAGCACCCCGAACCACCCCACGTAGAGGCGGTTGTTGGTACTCGTTACCCAGTCGCAAAAGCTTTGCCAGTTTTCTTGTGGCCTAGTTAATGTGGCTGTACTCATTAGTATTTGATTTTAGATGTTTTTTTAGTAGTACTTTTAGTACCTTTCTTAGGTGGTCTGCCTTTTTGAGACCCGTATGTTCCTTTACCTTGAGGCATTGTAAATTACCATGAAGAAGTTGATAGTGTACCTTCAGCGCAGGTGTCAAAGTGTGGTGATAGTTCAGCATTAGTTTGACCATCACTTACACCATTAACGGTTATCCTTCCGGCACCGTTTCCACCTGGTACTGTTAATTCATCATTATTTGTATAATTTCTACCTGCGTTAACAACTGTAGCTCCAGTGATTTCACCAGAACCATTCACTGCTATAGTTGCAGTAGCACCAGTACCTGTACCACCTGTTGGTGTCACTGTACCGGCTGAGTAACCTGATCCTGCAGTGATTCCATCATAAGCTGCTATCTCTCCGGTAGAATAAGGATGCTTATAGATGGGTGCGTTAGCATCGTTTGTTACATAAAGTGTTTTGATCCCTGATATATTCTTTGGATCATACATTGTTGCGTCTGCCATAGTTAGAAGTTTAAATTAGAACGTTCTAATTTATCGTATATATCCTGACGATATGCAGGGTCAGAATCATATTTAGGATCGCTCATAGCGCGAACAACTTCCGCCTGACTACGGAAGGTGTCACCCTTTTCAACAGGTGCTTTACCTTGTAACATTTGTCCGTCTAAACCTTTAGCATCATTAAATCTATATGCTAAAGCTTGTACTGCAAAGAATGCTGCAAGTGGGTCACCTCTATCCATGACTTGATCGTACATATCGACTTCGGCTTTCTGTAAATTAGTTTTAGCCCAACCCATCATTTCATTGTAACCTTCTTCACCACCTGCTATATTTTTAAGATCTTTTACATTGTCTTCTGTAAAAGTAGACTTCTCTTGTGGTTTATTCTCTGAACGAAAGTCTAAATACATTTGAGCTACGTCTTCAGGCTTCATACCTTTCAACTGTTCAAGTGTTTCTTTAGAAAATTCGCTTTGAGATTCTTCCCAAAGTTTATCTAAGAAAGCTACATCAACTTTCTCCTCTTCTTTCTCTTCTACTTTTTCATCTTTGGTTTCAGTAACTCCCTCTTCAGGAGTCTCCTCCTTAGAGCCAAGTTTCTTTTGGAGTTCAATGTATCCTTTTTCAAGTTCCTCCGCGTCTTTGAATTTACCAGCAAGAAGTTCACCTTGAGCTTCAGCTAATTTTTCACCAACTTCAAGGGATTCTTTTTCCTCAGTTGTTAGCTCGCCTTCAACTTGCTCGTTAGGATTATACGTCAGTGTTTGTGCTTCTGCCATCGATAGTAATTACTTTTAAATTTCCTAAGCCAACAGTTGTCACCTTGTTTGTACCAGGTGCGCTGATTGTTGGTTTGCCAACCTTCATCTTCGGAGCATATTTATTAGGCTTCTCTTCAAAGAGTTCCTTATCAGATGCACTCAAGGGTGGTTGGACTTTTTTAGATCGCTTCGCTCGTTGCGGGCGCGACGGCTTCATTTGCGTTGCCTGTTTGTCCACCGAGTTCCTCCGCTAATTGTGGATTTTTACTTGGATCATTCATTGGAGCTGATGCCATTTGTGCATCAACCTTACCCTGTTCTAAAGCCATCTGTTGTTGCTGTGCTTGCTGTTGTTCTTGTTGTATTTCTTGCATAGATCTTACAAGATTAAGTACATCAATACCTTGAGCTGCAGCTAGACGTTTGATAACTTCTTCAGGGTTAATGAATTGTTGTGTAGCTTCTGGTCCCATTGTTTGAGAGATAGTAGTTAGGAATGAACCCAACGCTTCTCTATCTTGACCTCTACCTAATGCATTAACACCAGCTACTATGGTAGGTTTAACTACCTTGTCTGGTAACTTAGGTATCTGTCCAGTCTTTTGGAATACCGATAGCTTTCTATTTAAATATGGTACTAAGAAATCAACAGTGAGTAAGGAGAATAAACCTCCAAGCTGTTGCTCTAGTTCCATTTGTGTCATGCGTACTTCCTCAGCTGTTGTCCTTTCACTTTGGCGTACCGTAAGTATAAGAAAGGCTTCTGATAATCTACGCTCTAACTGTTGAATCATGTTATAGGCAGTAGCAAAGTCAGCAGTTTTACCAACTTGAATTACACCTATATCATCTGGACGTCCTTGGACGATAGCACCGTTACCAGCAGACGCTAAGGTCTGTGGTTTAGTCGTGCTTGATGGTGATACTACAAAGACTACCTTAGCAGCCGCTGCAGAGCCTTCTACGAGTGCCTGAGACAGTGCTTCAAGGCTCTTTAAATCTCCTACAAATTCCTCTACTCTACCCCGCCCATAGGCTTCTCCATCTACAGTATTAAATCTAAGATGAAGCCAAGGAGTAGTATCTAATGGTGCTTTACCTCTAGAGTTAGGAATGATTTTATCAAAAACTTCTTGATGCCAAATAAAACGATTGCCATCTCTCTTCACATGAGTAAAGACATCACAATCTTCTCTATCTTCATCGGGATCAATACCTTTCATCTCTTGATAAATGTCTGGTAATGAATCCTTCAATAATTTTTTGGCAATTTTTTCTTTGGTTACGATCTCAATTACATTTCCGTTACCATCTCTATCTACAACAAAACGGTTCAACGGGTACAGCTTTAACCCATCCTTACCCATAAAGATAAGAGCGTTACCTGATACTACCAAATGCTTAAGTGCTTGGTGTATTACTACACGGTCATCGGAAGCTGCGATAGCATCCATGATAGTGCGCTCTATCTTTGCAAAGGATAAATCTAATTCAGTCTTAACTTCAGGAGGTACTTCACCTAATTGTGAATCATCTACTTGAAGTTTGAAGAAACTTGTTTGTGCAGGTAGCAATGCAAGCATGAGTTTCGAAGCTAAGGTAACTACACCTTTGGCGCCGATTGATTGCCACGGAGTTTTCAAGTCCCGTGTTGCTCCTCTAAACTGTTCCTCATCTCTGATTAAATAGGGGAGTGTTAGCCGTGCCGATACATCCGCTTGATTTAAATACTCAGAACGAAATCCTGTGAGTGCGTCATACCTTTTCTTGGCTGTCATGATATGTTAAGTCCAGTTGTTTGTTTTTTCTTTCTGGCAAAGGCTCCTGTACCTCCACCACCACCGCCAAATGCTGAGGCACCTGGTAATACTTGGACAATAGGTTTAGCTTTAGATTGTCTACGAGCTTCTTCCATTTGCTGCATTTGCATCTGTTCAGCTCTTCTTCTCCATGACATCTCATCCGCTCTATACTTTTCATGGGATTCAGTTTGTGCTTTTATAGCATCACTTACACCACCCATTCCAGTATTAAATGCGTCGGTCTGTCCTTGTATAGCAGAACCAAAGTCATCTTTAAGGCTACCTAAAGCAGATGTCCAATCACCTCGCTGCTTTTCAAAGTTAGCTTGGGTTTTAACTTCATCATATAAACCACCACCACCTGGGACATTACCCATTCTAAGCTGACCTGGGTTAGTATCTAAGTGTCCAAGGATATCAGTCCAAGATCTACCTGCTGCTCTGGAGTGAAATAAGTCAGCAGCTCCAAACCAATCCTTAGATGAATCACTATAATATTGACCAGTTTCAGGGTCTTTCTCTTCACTTAAACCCATGAAATTTGTTCCAAAAGCATCTGAAGCTATCTGACTATGTAATCCACCTTCTTGTCCTGGTCTATTCTTTTCAGCTATCTTTGATTGATTAGCAGGATCTTTCATCCAGCTTAACATTCTCTGCCTTTCGGCCATTAATTTTTTCTGCCTATCAACACCTGGGTCATTAGCATCCCATATTTTTTTTAAGTTTCCAGTGTAATCTCTATGACCAAATTTGTCTTTACCAAAACCGAAACTAAGATCCATTACTCTTTACCTCCTGTATTCTTTTGGACTAAATTACTAGCATTCTTAGGTATCCTACGTTGGACTGGATTAGTTAATGAGGGTGTTCCATTTGACCAAGAGACACCAGGTATATTAGGTCTACCTATCTTGCGCCTACTCTTAATTTTAGTGTGTTCTCCTGGTGAGTTAACTGGTAGACGACCTTCATCAGAGTTGTAAAGATCTTGTAAGGTTGGTTGCCTGTCACCTTCAATGAATAAGTCTCCTTTTTCATCTCTAGTTATTCTATCAGGATCATACTTACCTTCCCATTCAGTCTTCCATTTGTCTTCCTCTCCATCACCCTCAGGATCAGCAATAGATTGGTTAGCTTCTCTAATCCAAGCTACTTTCTGAGCATCACTAGTTTCATCATCAGTCAATTGATAAACACTTTCACCAATCTCTTTAAAAGCAGAAACATATTTAGAATCATTTTCATAGGACGCCCAATCTACTTCACCTCTAGTTAGATGTTCGTAGTATTGAGGATGACTGGAAGTTATTTCACCACCATCTTCATCTAACATTGTACGTCTAAGATCCATACCCCAAGTAGAATCAAACTCTTCTCGTTGCCAGAATTCTCCTTCGGATCTGTTTTCAGTAGCCCATTCAGCACCTTCAGTACCGTACAATTCATCAATGAATTTGGTTTCTATTTCTTCATAAGCTTCGCGTCCTTCATCGGACTTCATATCAAATTGACTTTCAGCCCAAGCTGTCTGTTCACCTGACAAGTCATAGTATTCTTTGTACTTATCAGGTTTATAGAAGTCATCCCATTTAGCCATACTCTATTCCTCTAGGCGTTTGATTAGCCAGTCAACAACTGAACGTTGACCAGCTTTGTACATTATACTTGTGATCTCTTCTTTAGGGTGTGGGTTGACGAGAGGAAAATTCTTCTCCAACTCTTGAAGGATCTTATCATCTACCCGAGGTCCAAGTACAGCCTCAAGCATATTGTGGGAGGTTTGCATTACTATGTTCAAAGAAAGCTGGCATCCGAGCGGATTTGGTGGCAACTAATTCAGGTGCCTTGCCTTGATACATTAAATTATCACTCGAATCCAGCCAGAATTTTTTGTCCAAATATCTATC